AATTTACAATTTTCAAAGATAACTCCATCGTCACCAATACGAGATTTTGTAATCGCAATTGTCGCCAATTTCATTTCTTTCTGTGTAAGTGACTTCGCCACTGAAATAATTACGTGACCCACTTGTGCCTTTTTAATCGAACCCCCCATTTGGTCTGTGGTTACGACCTCTGATGAAATAGATGACCTATTTCCTTGTGTTGCGGTCCAACCTACCAAAGATAGTTCGTGACACATCGCTTCAAACCCTCTCATCACTGACCCCTCGCTTTTCCACTCATCTTCAAGTTGTCTATCAGGTAAAACACAATCAATATAATCCAATAACACCATATCAATTTGTTGTCCTTCAGCAATTAACTTTCGGATTGAGTTTTTAATTTGATTCATAGACAAAGTATCGGAAGCATATTTTTGCAAAATTAACTTATTATTCATAGTTCCTTCAACTTCTTTTACCTTTTTCAAAACTTCTTCTTTCTTGAGTGTTAAATCGTCGGGATGTATTCCTGTCCATAGAACAATATGTTTTCTTTGAATAATCTTTGGGTTGTCTTCAAAGAATATCTGTAACACATTGTATCCCATATTAAACGCATGGTTTGCTACTTTAGTTAGTAAAGTGGATTTACCAACACCCGTAGGTGCTAAGATAACACCAATTTCTCCTTTTGCCAAACCACCTTTTAATAATCTGTCAATACCTGGGATACCCATAGGTATTGGGTGTCTGTAATCCTCATTCAATACCTCATCCAAGTTTGAGAACACATCCATAAGGGATGTCTCTCTTTCACCTACTTGTAGTGCGGATTTAAATAATTCTTCGATTGTGTCATAACTTTCAAACTCCCCTCCGTCGATGATTTTTTGAGCCTTTGTCATAGCCTTTGAAACTTCTTGTTGTTTACAGAACTTCAAAGCCTTTTCTTGTACGAACTGTGGACCGTCAATGTTAACGTCCTTGATTTTTTTCACAGTATCGAGTACAACTTTCGCTACCATTTCTTGGGGTAGTTCGCTCCTTGTAATCTGATTTAGAGTTTCAAAAGATGGTGTAACTTCGTATTTCTTATAATACTCCTTAACCATTTGTAGGATGATTTTGAAGTATTTGTTCTCGAAATAACTAGGTTCAATAACATCAACAATAGAGTGGGCGAAGTCCTTATCTACAACAATCTGATTAAGTAATTGTAATTGAAATGATTGTCCTAAATATTCAAAATTTTTCTCGGTCGCCATATAAAATCTCCTTGATGTATTGATAAATATTACACATCTAAACTATAATCCGAATATTCCAAAGTTAATTTTTTTGTCGAAAAAATCTCTGTCAGGGTGTTCAGAATCGACTTTAATTTTGGGCGGAGGTCTACGGTGTATCTAACTTTTGGGGGGTAAATCTTCGCGTCGAGGTAACGATTGTATAACACGTTATCTCCGTTTTTAATCATAAGTGAAAAACTCTCTGGACCCTCGATAATTGATGTTTCCATAATCTGTGGATTCTCATATATGTCATACATATTGTCTAGCATATAAGATGCGGTTCTCACTCGTAAGTCGGACTTAAACCCGTCAATGAATTCAGAAATGTAATCGTGAAGTTCCATTGAGTTACGGGCTTTGTGATTATAACCCCTAACATTGAAAAATCGTTGTACGATAATGTTTCCATTAACTTTGAGTAAAAACTCCAACTTGGTTGAATCTTGTTCTTTCATAATTAGTTTTTTTGATTTTTAAATTTCTTTTTTTCTTTTCTTGTTAGTTTCATTATTGGTCTTAAGAATTCTACCCACGCATCGTCGGTTTTGGGTAGGAATTTGAATATTCCGTCATCCATCATCATTTTGATTAGGTTCTTATACCCCCTACCATCAGGGTCCAAAGTTTCTTTATAATATTCTTCAACAATAGTTTTACCTTGGTCTGTGATAAGTGGTTCGGACAAATCAATTATCTTTTGATTAATCACAAAAAATTCTTCACCATAAATTCCGTCTTTTGTTTTACCTGTGAGTAGATTTTTAAGGGCCGTGTTTTCTTTGTCCTCTTTGAGGAGTTGTTCTGCTTTTGACAAAATATCACTAAAGGTGATTGGATTTTCAAGTATCTCGGGAAATAACTTCACCAAAGTTTTTTCTCCCATCAAACGAATACCATCGATATTGTCTGACGTATCACCGCAAACTATTTTGGTTGTTTTGATATTATAATGGGGAAACTCCAAGTCCTTATTTTTAATCATATCACCCATCTTATACGTTCTTTTTTGTTGGGGTGAATATACAGAGACCTTTTCAGAAATTAGTTGTGTTAAATCCCTATCTGATGAAAAAATTGTTTTTTGTTCGTCTTCCGATATGTGGCAATAATATGCAATCAAATCATCGGACTCGTTGTTATTTACTTCAACCTGTCTTACAAACATCTCTTCCAAATATTGTTTGATTCGTTCTTTTTGTTTGTAAAATGATTCCTTCTTTTGGTCCGTCTCGGTTGAGGTCCTGTTTTCCTTATACTTGGGGTATATGAGTTTTCGTGCCGATGAGTTTGAGTCACCGTCCCAAAATACAACTACCTTATCAAAGTTTTGTTCTTCTATGAACCTTCGGAGGGTATTTAAAAAATGATAAATACCTCCGATATGTTCACCTTTATGGTAATACTCCTTTACCCCGTAAAACCCAATTTTCAAAAGGTTATTACCATCAACTAAAAGTGTTTTTGTCACTTTGTTATTTTTTTAATTAAACATCCTGTTCTTCTGTAAACTTCACATCGTTAAAATCAGTCCCCAAAATATCTTTCCAATATTCTGAGTATTCCTTTTTGTATTTTTCAACCGATGCTTTTTCTTCTGCGGGTTCTTTTGCTGCCAAAAATCCGTGTGGTGTAACTATAATCTTACCATCTTCATAACCTAATCCGTTGATGTGGTTTTTGATAACGGAAATCTTGCTTCTTGTTGCAAACTTAACTGAACGTTTGTCTTTGGTTGCTGAAATCTTTGTTGTGCCAGCACCTTTTTGATTACCAAACAAGAATACCAAAGATGAGTTCAACCAAATCGCCTCACCGCCCTTTGCCTTAATCTTCGGTTGACCAAATGGATTATCAGGTAATTCAACCCAAGGCTGATTAACGATAATCAAAGTGTTCTCATATTTACTATCTGCTCTACGTGAGCCTGAAATTCTTTGGTTGATACCCATACCGATTTTATCGGCAAGAACCGCTGCATTATGTTGTTTTCCACCCTTGCCTTCGTAAGTCATCTTACAAGGAACTGAACCAACTGAGTCCCACAAAAAACACAATGAATAATCTAATTCACCTTTTTCTTGAGCATCCAACAATTCATTAATATAATCTGTAATTTGTTCTATATATTGAAATGAGTTGTTAAATAAAAAGAACCCATCCCAATCCATTTCCCCTGTTGACTCATCAACAACCTCATCGCATTCAAAACCCATCATCTTTGCGTGGTCAAATGACCATTTTTGTTCAGTGATAATGAATACAGGTAAAGTTTGTTTTTTCTGAGCATCAACAGCCGTCTTTACAAGTGCGGTTGTCTTACCTGTGTCTGAGTGACCCAAAAACATATTAATGTGTCCAATTGCGGGACCAGGTAAACCCACTGCGTCCAAAAAATCAGGACCTAAGTCAAAGAATCTTTGTGGTTTATATTTTGCCGACGTTGAAAACTTTGTCTTTATTGATTTAAAATCTTGTTTCTTTAAGGCCATATTAAATTTCGTATTTGTAGAATTGTTCCAAGTTTTCGAGTTTGTCTTGTGCGTTTGCTCGTTTCTCAATTAACTTGTCCATTTCTTCAATATGTTGTGGATGTTCTCCGATACCGACAGGGTTTGTGAAATAAACAAGTAATGATGATTCGGCATCCAACATTTCACCCTCATATTTCTTTTTAAGGGCCTCGTACATTTTTTGTCTGATTTTGTCCATGATATTAAGTTAAATTAATTAAATATAATAAAGGATGGACACTTTGTCCAAGTAAATGTCCATCCTATGATTTTGTTTGATTAGAAAGGTAAGTCCTCGTCAGGAGCTTCCATTAGTTGTGGGTCTTCAACTGAAGGAGTAGAACCACCTACAGATGTTGTACCTACGGATGAGTCACCGTAAACGTATTTTCCTGCGTCTGAGTCCCAATGTGGAGTTTCTCCTCGAGCGATTGCCTCTAAATACTCAACAGGTTTTTTTGAATACACGTCAGCCCAAGTGAGTTCGTCACTTAACCAAGTTTTTTGAGTGTCGACATCTTCGTGTAATGGTTGGGGGTCATCATACATAACCGCTTGAATTACGGTATAAGGTTTACCGTTGTTTGCCTTTGTTTTGGTAAGTTCCAATAAGAGGTCACGACCTTTTTCTGCATCAGTGATATCACCTTTTGCTCTCCAAATTGGAATAATTTTGTCCAAGATACCTTCTTTTTTGTAGTTGTGTTTGAATCTCCAAAACTTTGGTCCGTCTTGTTCTGCGTCACGGTCAACTACTTTTACGATATAGAATAAACGTGAACGGTAATTTCCCGCCAATTTCTTATCGGACTCTTTACCCGATATCGTTAATTCTTCGTAAAGTTCATTGAGTGGTGAACGCTCGTTGTCGTTTTTACCTGGGTCATAAAGTTTTACCCATTTTCCGTCTACTTGTACTTCGTGATACCATACCTCCTTGAACGGGGAACTTCCGTCGCTTGTTGGGAGGATACGAAGACGTTTTGTTCCTTGACTTTCTTTGTCGCCGAGAACGGCTGCAAAGTATTTTTTCATTCTCTCGTCTTGACTCATCTTTGAGCCAGAAGACGTACTTGACTTTTGTTGTTTTTCATACTGAGCCAAAACAGCATCCATTGCATTTGTCGCCATAAATTATATATTAGATTGTTAAATTGTTTTAGAAATATAGGTGTTTTAAAGTGGTTGTCAAATAAAAAAGGGTGCTTTTGGGGCACCCTTCTAATAGAATATTATTAAAGTTATTTAACCTCAACAGGTTTTTGATTACCAGGAAAATCTCTGAAACTGTCTCTAACTTCTGATGGTGAAAAATCTTTAACTTCATCGGTTGTTAAAACATATTCATTTTTTCCTGATTTTTCCATTTCTTCTTCTTTATCTACGAAAAAATCTGAAAGTTTCTGATTGTAAGGTCCTGAATCCAAACTTCTTAACTCAAGTTTTTCTTGAGCCGTTTTTGGTCTATATTTTTCAACTTTTGCCTCTAACGAATCGATTTTGGAAACTAATTTATCCATCTCACCCAACTTACTTTGTAGGGTTTCCAACTGCCCAAAAAGGTTATTAAAATATTCCTCTTGTTTTGATTCAATATTTTGTTGTGATGTTACCAAATCAGTAATATCCATTTCTTCGGTTTCATCACCTTCCTTTTCTTCTGACTCCCCTTCAGGTCCGATTTTTTCAACATCGGGGTCTGTTGCAGGGTCAATTGGAGTTGGTTCAGCCGGTGGTGTCGGTGCCACCCCTTCAGGAGGAGGTGGTGTTGCACCTGCTGCTGGGTCCGCACCCGCTAAAGGGTCCGCTGGTGGCACATCTGTCGGAGGTGGTACATCCAAAGCCTCTTGTTCTGTGATATATCTATTAATCTGATTATATCTTCTCAATTCTTCTAAAATTTTTTCGTCTACTTTCATTTTGTTATCCATTCAATAATTGTTTTATTCCTGATGCGGTTTCTACTTGAATCTTTTTTGATTGATTCATTGTATTATCTACTCTTTCAATAAGACCATCTTTCATTCTTACAGTGTAGCATTCACCGCTGTCCAAATCACAAACTTGTTTTGAACCATTTCCCAAATCTTTTTCGGATACCCTTGTATTCTTACCAAGATAATTATCCAATATATTTTTAACTGAGCTCATATGTTTTTTTTTATATAAATATCATGATTTGTTATAAATTACAAACCTAATATTTCGGCTTGTTGAATTGCTGATTTAATTTGAGATATTCTATCTTTACACTGTTGAGTTGGAAAAATAGTTGTCTCATAATTTATGTTTGTGTCCTCCAAAGGATATGAGGTAAATAGGAAATTATCCATAGCCTTAGCCAAACTATCTATGTCATTAATTTTACCTTGATTATTTTTAATATCCGCACCACTCAAAAGTTTACTATCAACTTTAGCCTTAAGATATTCCGCAATAAAGTTCAAACTATCTTCAACCGAATCAAAAACTGCGAACGGTGATTCTGTATTATTTATAGAACCGCAAAAATATGATTTTGAAAGTTTTGAGTTTCTTGGACCATAATCTTTTTCTTCGTTATTAACTTTCAAATCGAGTCTAATATTTGTGAAATTAAGTTCATAGCTACCAAAACCTGACCCGGTATTAGAGTTCAACCATAATAAACACCAAATTGAATAGTTTAATTTTGATAGGACTTTAGAGTTTGTCGATACTGATGCAATATTATTGGTGACTCCTGAGATTTCATCTATCATTTCTTTATATGAGAAATTGGTTATGACAGGATTTGTTACCGAGGTATAAGTATTGTATTTCTGATTTGGTTTACACAAATCAGAAGTAGATGGTTTTAAGTTTTTTGATGCCTCTTGTTGGTTTTGTTTTTCGGATGCAGTATTTTGTGAAATTGTTTGATTCTTTGTTTTTTCTTGTTTTACTTGTGTAAAAACTGTTTTTAAAAGATTGGTCACTATTCCTTGGATATAACTATCTATGTCAGGTAAACTGAAAATAGACTGTCTGACACCTTCAAATTGAGTTGTGAAACTACCAGGTTGGATATTATGATTTACACCTAAAATCATATATGAACCTGAAAACATAGGTACATGTCTTAAGTTAAAATACATCATTGGCTGTATCATAGCGTTACCCATCATTTGAACCGTGCAACCATAACTTCTAGTTTTGTACAAATTATATAAAGACACATTTTGGGTTGAGGTTTTTCTATTGCCGGCTTGGTTTGCTATATCAGTAAGTTGTTGTAATGTCTCAGATGTTGGTTTACCATTGTCTTGACTTACAGAAATATTTGTAAATACGCCTTGATTTTGTACACCCATATCAACCGTGAAACCGACAACTCTATTTGATTTACCCCAATCATTTTTATTAACCAAATTATCAATCAAAGTATTTGAATCTAATTTTTGGAAATAAATTCCATCGTCTTGATACGCATAATCAGGTTTATTTATCTGTAAATGTTCTGATGGTTTACCGGCATAAAAACAAACCATTTTTGGTCCTGAGTTTCTATAATCAACATTAGGATGTGTTCCAAACAAATCATTTGCAAACTCCAAAGAGTTTTCAACTTTCGGTATCGCATTTTTAACTGGGTCTTGTACGTTGTAGAAGTTAACGAAAGAAGGTAATGACATTACTTGGAAATGGTTCATTTGTAATACCGATTGTATA